TGGAGCCTCCGGCGAACGCCGCCGCGGACCCGAGGCCGGCTACTCCCGCGCCGCCTCCGGCCCCGGCAGCGGCGCCGGCTCCTCCGGCGGCGGCCCCGCCTCCCCCGGCGCCGGCCGCGGCGGTCGCCGCCGCGCCGAGCTGGTTCAGGCCGGAGGCGCTCTTCTGCCCCGCCTCCCCGACGGCCTCGACATCCTTCTTCGCGGCCTGGAGGTCGGCGGAGGACGACTTCGCCCCCAGGACCTCCATGAGGATCGACAGGGTGAACCGCTTGCCGTCCGCCATGAGCGACGATGTTACAGCCCGAGCGACCGGAAGGCCCCGCGCGCTGGCGGAAACGTGCCTTTCCGGCGGCCGGAGGCGCTACCCCGGGCGCTTACCCTCGGGAGGGCGACGACGCCTTAAACGGCCTCCGGATCGTCGCCCTCCGCGGCGTCCTCCTCCGGGGACGGCTCGTCCTCCGGGACGGGAGCCTCGTTCCGCTCCGCCCGGCGGCGGCGGCGGGATTCGCGCTCGTTCTCGAGGAGGGCGCCCTCGACGACCTCGAGGACCGGGAGATCCGCGTCCTCGAGCTGGATCCCGCGCAACGCGAGGCGCTCCCGGAGCCGGCCGACGTCGAAGCCGATGATCCCCCCCATCGGGGCCAGCAGGAGCGCCTTGAGGCCGTCCGTGAGGAGGACGCCGAGAAGCTCCTGCCGGTCGACGGGGAGGACGGGCATGGGACGCGCGCAGCGCGGGGATTCCGTGACGAAGCACTCGCCGCGGCGTCCCTTGCCCGTGAGGTCGGCCGTGACCTCGAAGCGGCTCAGCCGGCATCGCCGGCAGTAGCTGGGCCCGCGGTCAGGGAAGTAGCCCAGCAGCCAGAGAGCGGCCTCCCTTACTTTCCCAGGTCGGCCGCTTTCTCCTTCCGGTCGATCTTGGCGAGCGCGACGGAGACCTGGGAGATGAAGGCGCCGTATGTGAGGCAGTCGAGCTGGTCGAGGAACGCCTCGCGGTTCTCGCGCGTGCAGGGGACGGCGACAACCTCACCGTCGTCGCTCTCGCTGAACACCCCGTACCAGGCGTCGTCGATCAGCTCGAGGAAGCTGATCCGGTACTGCGCGGCGTTCTGCTGGTCGACCGTCAGCTTCCCCTTCTTCAGCGCCTCGTTCGCCTTGGCGAGCTTCGCCTGGGCGCCGCCGGTGAAGGGGAAGACCTTGAAGCGCGTGTCCCCGACCTCGGCATCGAGGGCCACGGCGAAGATGACCTCCCCGTCCTCGACCGGCTCCGTGAAGGTGACTGTGCCGTCCTCGACGACGGCCTCGATGCTGCGCCCGGTCACGGGGTTCCGTACGTTGATGCGCTGGTGGCCGACGAAGACGACGACGTCGTAGGGCAGGAACGCCTCGGGAAGGGCGAACGCCTTCTCGCGTCCGTCGCCGACCGCCATCTTCTCGAGGGAGACCCAGCGGGAGTCGGGCATGTTCGCCTTGGGCTTGAGCTTCAGCATTGGAGGTCCTCCATGCCGCTCAGGCTACCACGCCGGAGGCGCCGGAAAAACAGAAGGGCCGGCCCCACGATGAGGCCGGCCCTCCCCCCTCGGCCGCGACACGCGGGGGAGGTTTCCCGCGGGCGAGGCGCGACTCGATTACTGCATCTCGGCTTCGGCCGCCCCGTTCGAGACCTCCCACTGGAAGGCGGCCTCGCTCCCGGCCGAGTACGCTCCGCGGAACTGCGGCGAGAGCTCGAGGAGCCCGTCGCTCGAGCGCTTCGGCGAGGTGTACTTCGGGAAGATGCGCGGCCAGATGAACTTGAGGTAATAGTCGGGCGAGGACGAGACCTGCCACTTGAACTCGAGCGAGACCGGGTTGCCGCTCTGGATCACCGTCAGGACGGCGGACGACGTGAAGCGGGCCTTGAACGAGCCGGTCGTCATGAACTTCCCAGACGGGAGCGAGGCGAGGACGCCGCCCATCCCGATCGGCCGGTCCTCGGTCACGATCGTCCGCTCGATCGAGCCGGAGGCGGAGAGGAGGTATCCGACGTCCGAGCCGTTGATCTTGACGCCGGTCGTCCCGACCATCGCGTGGTGGATCTTCGCGCCCGTCTCCCAATCGACGACGTCGTCCGGGTCCGTGCCGCCGGCCCCGGTGAGGTACGAGGTCGTCGAGAGCGCGTCAGCGTCCATGCCGATCAGGCCGAGGCGCCAGTTCAGGAGGCCCGCGCCCTTCATGTCGAAGGAGAGCGACTTGATCGCGATCCCGCGCAGCTTCTCGTAGTTCGGCGTCGCCCAATCCATGTAGCCCTTCTCGGCCAGCATGGTCTTGAGCACGCCCCCCTTCATCTTCCCCGAGTAGACGTACGGCCCGGTCCCGGTCGGCGAGGCGTAGTCGTTGCAGAGGACGCGAAGGAGGAACGCGGCCGTGTTCAGGTTCGGCGCGTGGGTGAGATCACCCTCGAGGTTCGTGTCGCCCGGGACCGGGTCCTGCGGGTTCGGGTCCGAGCGGACCTCGTCGACGACGATCTGCTCCTTGTCCTTCGAGAGCGTCTCCTGGCCGGCGATCTTCCGGGCGATCGGAGACGACGACTTCGGGACGCCCTGGGAGCCGGTCTCGAGGTCGAGGATGAGCCGCGTGTTGATTCCGGTGGTCGGGACTGACATGGACGTTCCTCCTGCGGGTGACGGTCGCGCTCTACGTTTCGAAAGGCGTCGTGCGGAACGAGATCAGGAACCCGGCCGGCCCGCCGCCGCCTTCCATCCTGGCCGGGTGCGCGCGCTTCTCGTTGGAGATGAGCGCCAGGCGGCAGGTTCCGGTGAAGAGCGGGTCGGAGTAGACGGTAATTCCCACGTCGGCCGAGCGGATTCCGGATCCGCCCTTCGCCAGGATGTCGCCGAGCGCTTCCCCGACGGAGTCGCCGGCCTCGTTCCCCGCCTTCACGCTCTGGCCGAAGATGAGGATCGAGACGGCGAGGGCGGCCATCTCTCCCGCGCCGCCGCCGATCGTCATCTCCTCGGGGTCGGCGATGAGCTTGTCCCAGAAGACACCGACGGCGGGACCCGGGAGCCGCTTCCACGCGTCGGCCTCGTCGTAGACGCCCTCGATCCGGAAGCGGCGGAGCGCCTCGCGTGCCTGGAGCCAGCCGACGACGTTCGCGACGATCGCGTCCGGGATCTGGTACCTCACGGCGGGAAGTATCGCACGCCGGGGTCAGGCCGACAGGCGGCCGAAGATGCCCCGGAGCTGGCCCTCCATCGACGCGCGCGCCTCGGGACCGGCCTCGAATGCCTCACGGAGGAGGAACAGGACGAAGACCTGCGGGTCGTCCGGCTGGAAGAGGACGAACGGCCGTTCCGGGTTCCGGACCTGGCGGACGAGTCGCCAGAGGAGCACGACGCCCTTCTTCGGCTTCGGCGCCCGCGGGACGCGGAAGCCCTTCGCCCTCGAGCCCTTCCCGCCGCCGCCCTTCCGCGACCGCGCGTAAGCGAACGGATCCGGCACCGAGAACGTCGTCTTGGCGTAGATGCCCGGCCCCTCGTAGCCCGGCGCCCCGCCGTGGAAGAGCGGGAAGGCGCCAGGGTAGTCGCGCGGCCGCATCGTCCGCGCCTGCATCTTCGAGAGGCCGCCCTGGCGGACGACGGGGAGCGCCAGGAACTTCGCGTTGACCGGCCGGAGGACGCCTCCGGGAAGGCCAGCCGTCCCGAACTGGAGGTATGGAGCCTTGACCAGCCCCGAGCCGATCTCAAGCGTCACGCCGTCGCCCGTCGCCTCGGCGACGTACGAGATCGAGCGGATGAGCTCCCCGCGGTCGAAGAGCGGGGACGGCGTCGGCTCCCCCCATCGAGACGCCGTCACCCACGGCTTCGGCCGTCCCTTCTCACGGAAGTTGAGCGGGATCGACGAGGTCACCATGTAGATGCCGAACTCGCGCGCCGCGGGGAGAGGGTCGGCGAGGACCTCCGCGGCAACCCTCAGCGCGAGGCCGAGGTCGGAAGCTCCGACGACCCCGACCATGATGCGCATCAGATCGCCCCGGAGCGGTCCGAGAACACCTTCACGTTCGAGATCCAGGCGAGCCCGCTGCGTGACTCGCCGGAAGTGTCGCCGTCTGGACCTCCGTCGGTCGCAGGCGGGATCCGGGAGAGGATGTCCGAGAGGTCGTACTCGCCGCGCCGGATGAGGCTGAAGATCGAGGTCGGCCCCTCCGTGAGCGCCTCGTAACGACGCACGACGCCCTCGTAGAGCGACTCCTTCGAGCCGATCAGGCCGGGGCGCCTCGCGTTCGTGAACAGGTTCCAGGCGGCGATGTCCCAGGCCCAGCGGATGAGCTTCCCAGGGGCGGAGGCCGTGTCCGCCGGGCAGGCCCAGCCGGCAGCGGCGAGGACGCCGCGGACGTCGCCCTGCCCCTGGAGGATCGCCTCGAGGAGGTTCGTCACGTTCACCGAGCCGATGCACGAGCCGGTGACTCTGGCCCCGGCAGTGAGGGCCGCGTCGAGCGTCACCTCGTCCGTCCCGTCAGCGCCGATCCTCTGGTCGACCTCGAAGGCTGAGAACGCGAGCGCGACGCCGTCGACGGTGATCGTCCAGGCCGCCTCGGTCGGAGGCCCGCCGGCGAACGGCGTCTCGACGGTCGTCTCCCCCCCGGCGGCGGAGGCGATCAGCTCGATGTCCTCCTCGGTCTCCGACGTGAGGTCCGACAGGTCCTGAAGGGAGATGAACCGCATGCATCGGGTCAGCGGGTCGATCCAGCTCGAAGCCATCTCCGGGACCTCCTTCTTGAAATAAGGGGCCGCGTTCGCTCGCCTTGTTTCAAGGCCCCGAGATTACTCCTTCGGCACCGTCGGTAGGATGAAGCTCCCGGAGATCGTGAAGCGGTCCGCGTACAGCTCCCGGAGAGTCGCGAGCTCGCGCTGGATCACCTCCATGTCGGATTTCAGCCGGTCATACTTGCTCTGGAGGTCGAGGAAGCGCTCCTCCCAGGTGAGGACCTCGCGCCGAGAGAGATGAAGCTCGTCCTCGGCCTGCTGACGCCGCGTTCGCTCCGCGTCGAGGTCCTTGCGAAGTTCATCCCGGAGCCCGGCGGACGCCTTGTCGGCGCCGCTCGTGAAGTCGACCTTGTCGCCGACCCAGCGCAGGAACTTCCAGAGAAGGAACAGCCCGGCGCCCGAGCCGACCAGCTTCGGCGTCACTTCCTCGGCTGCTGCCTTGAACGAGATGGGGTCGCCCACGCGCGCGGCCCTACTCGACGTCCCGCTCGAAGACCTTGAGTGGTATGTGGAGGCCCGCCAGGACCGCTCCGGCGCAGAGGCCGGCCGCGAGCGAGGCGACACCGATGAACCGCGCGGTTCCGAAGATGACGGCGATGGCGAGCCACACGAACGCGGCGCTCTTGGCGACCCACGCCCGCCCCCAGCGGTTGTCTACGACGACCGAGAACAGCTGAGCGATCCCGACCGCGATCGCCACGCCCGCGGTGAGCTGAAAGAGGGCCCGCACGGACGAGTTGCGCATGTCGAGGTAGTGGACCCCGAACCGCGCGGCGAGCTCGGCCTCGACGATCAGCGGCGTCACGAGGCCGAACGTCATCAGCGAGATCGAGGAGCCGACCTCCCCGGACGCCTGCAGCAGGTTGCGATACGCCATGACGCTCCAGCGGGTCGCCAGGCTTCGGAGCCGCGGACCCCACTGGATAGTCCCGTCTGAGGCGACCATCATGGCCCCCCCTCCCCCGTCTTTTCTTCGCGCGGTGGCTCCTCGGGGGTGGGGATGTACACCGGGACATGCGTCTTCTTCCCGAGCCAGCCAGAGATGTTCCAGAAGTTGCCCACGAACGGGTCGAAGAATCCGAGGAGGAAGGCGGCCCACCGCGGCTGATCCGTCGGGAGGCGCTTGACCGGCCAGGCCCGCCGAACCCCGTTCGTGACGCCGATGGCGATGGCGAGGAACAGCATCCCGAACAGCATCGCGACGGGGTGAGAGCCGAGCGTGTTGACGATCGGGGTCGTGATCGCGTTCGCGACGCGGAAGAGGAGGTCCTGCGCGGCCTGTGTGAGCGTCGGCGTCGGAGTGGGAGTAGGCGCCGGATCCGCCCCCCGGACCGAGTAGGCGGCGAGCATCGCCAGGATCGAGATGGCGGTCAGGAGCAAGGCCCAGAGGTTGAACGCCCGCGCGGACGGCCGGCGCCGCATCAGAACACCTCCGAGTTCGGAGAGGGACTGCGCCAGGCGAGGACCTCTTCCTCGGGGGCGGAGACGGTCCCCTGGCGCAGCGCGAGCCAGGCGGCGAAACAGGCCTCGCACCGGAGCGGGTGCGCGGCCTCGCCGTGCTCGGCGTGGTAGGTCGCCGCGTCCCTGTGCTCCGCGTCGTCGCTCACGTCAGCGGATCCGGGAGTCCGGCCTCGCGCTCGGCGCGCATCTTCTCGATCGACCACTTCTCCGTGACGGACCCCGTCTTGAGGCGCTCCTGCCAGCGGGCGAGGCCGCCGTCGACGAGCTCGCCGATGATGCCGGCGAGTCCGGCCGGGACGGGCAGGAACGAGACGAGGCCGCGCTCGAGGAGCCGGACGAAGTCGATCGCCGTGACGAGGCCCGCGTGGGGGACCTCGACCGGCCCGGCGGGCGCTTCTCCGACGGCCTGGTACGCCCCGATCCCGGGATTCAGAGCCTTGAAGCGCTCCACGTCCTCGGCGGAGAGCCCAGGCGGAAGCTGGACGATCGCGGTCGCGTTCCCCATCGGCGGTGTCCTCCCTGAGCTGAGGATGTTACGACGACGGCGCCGGGGCTGCGAAGAAGCGAGTCAGGATCGAGCGCGTCTTGGCCGCGGCGTCGTGCGAGAGTCGCCCCGTCTCCTCGAGGAGGTCGACGAGCGCGAGGAGCGCCGCGGAGGAGTCACGGACGACGACCTCTGGGGAGGCGCCGGGCGCCCCCTCCTTCCAGGCGATCAGGCCGTCCCACGTGGTCTCGAGGACGGGCTTCGCCTTCAGAAGAACGGCCCGGTGCTTGGCGTGGAGCTCAGTCGGCTCGGCCGCTCCTTCGGGCCCGTCGTGGCGCTTGACGGCCGCTCGGTACTGATCGCGGAGCGCCTTCAGGACGTCCGCGATCGAGTCCTGGGCGACGACGACCGTCGCGGGCCGCGGCCCCTGCGTCGTCTGGACCGTCCCGGAGCAGGCGGCCAGGAGAACGACGGTGAGGACGACGGCTATGCAGTTTCGGCGAGGCTGTTTCATGGATCTCACCTCCTGAAGAAGTGGAAGAAGCCCGAATTAGGGGTCGGCGTCGGTGTCGGCCCGCTAGGTGTCGGTGTTGGAGTTGGGGTGCTTGTTGGGGTCGGTGTCGGTGTCGGTGTGACCGTTGGCGTAAACGTAGGGGTCGGTGTCGGTGTGACGGTCGGCGTGTTCGTCGGGACGCTCGCCGGGTTGAACGACATCGCGATCTCAGCCCATGCCGTCGGTGAGGAGGCGAGCGTTGCGGGCGCGGTCTCGGACGACGCGGACGAGAGCCGATATTCCGATCGAACCGACGTGCTCGACGTGCCGGAATAGATCGTGTAGTCGGTGCCCGCCGTGATCGCCCGCTGAGGAGTCGCTTTCACCATCGCGACGATGAGCAACCCGCCGGGACGCCGTTCCCGCAGAGGAATCGAAAGATGAGATTCCAGTTGTAGACCGTGTAGTAAGGGTACCCGGCAGCTCCAACCGCGCCGTGCCCGGCGCCCGTCATCGTGAGGAGACCGTACGGCGCTCCGACGGCCGCGAGATTCGCCCCGAGCCGATAGTGCTCGTACTCGAGGTGGCAGTATGCCGTCCCGGAGAGCGAGAGCACCGGAGCGCTGCCGACGTTCACCTGGAGCGCCGGGGACGCCTCCGTCGCCGTCGGGAGGCAGGCGTCGTAGGTGGCTCCGTCCGGGACGCACCCGAGGATGGAGTTGCTCGAGGCCCAGAACGACGGCGCGCAGCCTCCGGCCGCCGAATCGGCAGCGATCGTGGTGAAGTCGAGTGGCGCGTACTCGGCAACGGCGCCCGCGACTGCGGACGAGACCGCGGTGTGCGGTCCGACGGTCCCGTCATAGAGCGAGATCCCTGACGTCGTCGCGAGAAGCGACGCAAGCCTACCTCCCCCGCTCGTGCCCCAGGCAACGATCGCGTTCGGGTTCAGGTTGTACGTCACCGCGTTGGCGCGCAGGAACCTCACGGCCGCTTTCGCGTCGTTCAGGTCCGTCGGCCATGTCGCCGGGCTCAGGCGCCGGTAGCTGATTGCAGCAGCCGCCCAGCAGCGGGTCAGGATCGCCATCGTCCACGGCGAACCGTTGAAGGTGTCCCGCCCGCCACCGCTCACCCCTCCGCCGGTCATCATCAGCACCACCGGGTAAGGCCCGCCTCCGCACCCGCTCGGCAGGTACAGATCGAGCTTCTGGTGATCGTCGGTCGAAGGGCTCGCATACGCGATGTCCGCCGTCGTCGGGGTCTGACCGAGGAGCGGCACGGCAAAAAGGCAAAGCACGGACACGACGACGCGCAACACGATCTCAGTGGCTCCGTACCAGCTTGAAGAACCAACGATTTGAAGCGCTTGGCCCCGGCGTGTTCGTCGGTGTCGTGGTCGGCGTCACCGTAGGTGTCGGCGTCACCGTAGGCGTGGGTGTCGGCGTGTGAGTCGGCGTAGGCGTGGGGGTCGGCGTCACCGTAGGCGTGTGGGTCGGCGTTGGCGTGAGGGTCGGGGTCAGGGTCGGGGTAGGCGTAGCTGTCGCCGCCCCAGCCGGGAGAAACGACGCTGCGATCTCCTCCCAAGCCCCGGACGGACTGAGCGTGAACGGGGCCGTTTCGGTCGCAGCGGACGACAGGTTGTATTGCGACTTCAGCGTCCCCGAGCCAGTGCCTCCGCTTGCGAGCGTATAGCCCGCCCCGGCCGTGTACGTTCTGGTGGATGACCCGGCGACGGCGACGATCAGCGTCCCCGTGCTGGCCGGGGTCAGGGTCGCGACGGCGAGCGCCGTGCCCGTCCCCTGGCCGGTCGTGCTGACGTCGAAGATGGCGGCGTTCGTGCTCGCACCGCCGCTGTATTCGTCCACGCCGGCCTTCTTGGTCGCGGAGCTGTCACTCCACGAGACCGTCACCGTCGTGGCGCCCCCGGTCACCTGAACGGCATATCCAAGATAGAGCCTTTGCGTCCCGTTCGTCAGCCCTATCACGGCCCAGGTGTTCCCCGCATCGTCCGTGATCCCGGTACACGTGACGGAGCCCGAGTTCACGTTCGCGCCGACGACGAGGAGGTTGCCCGACGTGGACGCAGCGCCGAGCGTGACGACGGTCGTAGACGCGGTTCCGGTAACCTGTGTCGCGGTTTGAACGAACGCGAATGCGGCGAAGGCCGGGCGCGCAAGGAAGACCGCCGCGACGAGCGCCAGGGCGGCGAGAGCCCGTCTCATTAGTCGACCGCCATGCAGACCCACTTGCTAAGGTCGGCATCCCACATCAGGAGCGTGTAGAGAGGCGTCGTGCCGCTCGTGGTCGTCGGGAGCGTAGCGGTCGACGAGACGAAGGAAGCCCCCCAGGTGATCGCCCTCGTGGCTGTCCCGACGATCTTCACCTGGAGGTACTGGAAATCAGTCGGGGTGCCCGTGATGGTGACCCCGGTAATGTCCGTCGCCAGGGCGGTGATCTTGTAGGCGTCGTAGCTGTCGGCGCTGATCGACGGCGTCGCCGTCGAGGTGGTCGAGCCGACCCGTGGCGTGATTCGCTTGTTCGTGACCGTCGCAACGTCATCCTGCAGGAGCCACGTCCCGTTCGCGTTCGGCGGGGCCTGCGTGCGGCGCGTCCCGGTCGTGAACCCCGAGAGGTCGAGGCGGAACAACTTGGTCGGATCCGATGCGTTGAAGCCGAGATCCTCGTTATCGGTGAAGGGGTTCCCGGCCGGGGAGACGAGCGACCACGTGTTCGTTGCCGTGCAGATGTACCAGACGCGCCCGCCGGTCTGGTCCGTGGCGATGTAGACATCCCTGATGGCGCACCCACTCGGGATCGAGGCCAGCGTGCCGCCCGGCAGGTTGAGCGTCCCCGCCATCGTCGTGTTCGTCATGGTCGACCCGGTGCCGCGGACGAAGCCACCGGATGAACCGATCTCGTCCGAGATGACGCTGGCAAGCTGCGCGCTCGTCGTCGAGGCGAACTGCGACAGCGGGTTCGCCGTGAGCGCGTCTCCGCCGCCCGAGATCGTGACGTACGCCATGTCGCCGCGCAGGAACTTCGTCGCGTCGCCGGTCGCGGGCGCCGGAACGAGGCCCGCCGTCCCTCCGCTTCCAGCGTCTCCCGTCGCGACCGGGACCCATCCGACGGCGAGCTTTCCGCCCGCCCCCGCCTTCGGTATCGCGTTGGCTGCGGCCGTCGCGGTAGCGATCTCGTCACTCCCGCCGTTCTGGTGGCTCGAGGCGTGAGCGGTCGGCGTTCGCGCGTCGCTCAGGCGTGAGTCATTCCCGATCGTCACCGTCGAGGACGTGGATCCGGTCGGGAGCTGGCCGATCGGCACCTTGGTCGAGCCGTCGAGCGAGGCGTAGCCTGAGGCGGCGCCCTTGTTGGCCGTCGCTTCCTTCGCCGCGAGGTCGGTGACCAGGCCGGTCACATCGCTCTCGGCATGCGTGTGGCTCGCCGCCGCCGCGCCGACATCCCCCGGCGTCGCGCCGCTCTTCGAGACGTCGGCCCACGGGATGCTCGATGAGAACGAGAACGTGCCGGCCGTGGCCTTCGGGTAGCCGCTCTCTGCGGCGACGGAGGCGCCGAACCCGCCTCGGCTCTGGCCGAGCGTGCCCGACCACGAGACGGCGAACGTGTGGGTCGACGAGGACGACGTGATCGTCAGGAGGACGTTCGTGTCGTTCGTCCGCGCGAAGGTCTGCGGATCGGCCGTCAGGCCGTTCAGGGACGTGAGGCCGCTGCCCCCGCCACCGGCGCAGGCGACCCAGGTGGCGGCCCCGCTCAGGCACTTCGTCTGGTCCCCGGCCGACGGGATCGGCACGAATCCCTGTCGCCCGGCAGCGCTCGAGGTCGCGCCGACCATGATGGCGCCTGGGCAGTACCCCGCGAGCGTGCAGGCCGCGTCGCCGAGCGTGTACTGCGCGGGGGCCGAACGCGCAGCTGAGCGGCGGAGAGCCACCCGGCGGTTCGGCCGGTCCACGTGATCTCGTAGTAGGGCGATCGCTGGAACGAGTAATAAGCCGTCCCCGCGTCGAGCGGTCCAGCCGAGGACATGACCGTCGTGCCGGGCTCGAGCGTATCGTCCGTGGCGTACTGCTTCACGGTGACGGTCCCGTCCCAATCGCTCGAGCTCCAGAGCTTGATCGACGGGGAGCAGCGGTCGTTCACCTTCTGCCGGCCGGTCGTTCCCGAGGCGGCCGTGCTCACGGCGAGGATCCTCGAGTCCGTCGGCGTGAACGTCGGGGTCGGGGTCCGCGTCGGCGTCCGAGTCGGGGTCGGCGTGGTCGTCGGGGTCGGCGTCACGGTGGGCGTCCGCGTCGGCGTCGGGGTCAGCGTCACCGTCGGCGTCACCGTCGGCGTCATCGTCACCGTCGGCGTCGGCGTGATGGTCGGGGTCCGCGTCGGCGTCGGCGTCGCCGCCGCGAGGGGAAGGCTGGAGAGGATGAGGAGGGCCGCCGCCGTGGCGGCCCCGCAGAGCCTGATGAGTCGCTTCAACGTCGGTCCTCCTCGAATTCCTTCTCTCGTTCCCTTTACTGCCCGCCGGGCGTCGGCCGGCCGCCGGACGGCGTCCCGGTATTCGCGAGCTGCGCGTCGATCCACGCCTGCAGGCCGCCGGTCGGGAACAGGCCGGAGTACAGCGGAGCGCTGTTCTGGCCGATCGGGCCCTCGGGGTCGTACATCGTGCCGGGATTCGCCCCGACCGTGTAGGCCCGGAGGTCCGCGTCCGCGCTCTGAAGCTCGCGGAAGCGACGGAGCGCCTCGACGACCTTGTTCGACTCGGTCCCGACGAAGCTCGGGAAGTCGAGCCGAATCGACCTCGTGTCCGGGTTGAGGTCGATCGTCGTACCGCACCAGGCGGAGACCTTCCGCCGGAGATTCGCGACGCCGGCCGTGAGCTCGCCGGGCGAGAACAGGGCGCGGCCGTCGAACGTCACGCCCTTCTCGAGGAGCCGCTCGAGCGCGAGCTTGGCGTTCCGCTGGACCGGGTACGGCCCGCCAGGCGGGTCGACGATCGGACCGGTTCCGGCACCGGGCGCCGGGACGGGCTGGTCGTCGACGAGCGCCTTGTAGACGGAGGCGCGGAGCTGGTCCGCCTCCTTCGCCAGGTCGGCCGTCTTGCCCGCGATGTACCGTTCCACGTTCGCGATCGATTCGAGCTGCGTCTTCGAGTCCACGAGGTCCTCCTTGCGACCCGTCAGGGCCATAGCTTCTCCGTCGGCACTCTCGCCGGCGATAGGAATGATAGACCCGCCCTCCACCTCGTCGCCCCCTTCCGGACCTCGACCCGCCAGGAGATCGGTCCGGTCGCCTGAGTCGGTTTCGCCACGGGGACCTCGAGTCCGTCCGCGTCGTAGGCCCAGCAGTCCGGACGCCACCGAAGCTGTCTCCAGCGTGCCGCCGAGCCCAGCTCCTCCGCCAAGTAGACGTCGGCCTCCGGGCCGAGGCTCGACTCGACGCGGGCGATGCAGAAGCCGCCGAGCCGAGGGGAGAAGGCCCAGGTCATCGTGATCTGAGTCTGGGAAGGCCCAGGAGTCGGCCACGTCAGGACGCAGAGGACGCCATCCGCGGGAGAAGGCGTCGCCGTAGCGGCCGGAGGTGGGTAGGCAGGCGTCGGCGTCGCGGGGACGGGGGTTAGCCCTGGCGCCGGCGGGGTCGCCGTAGCGGCCGGCGTAGCGACGAGGATCGGGGTTCTGGTCGGCGTGGGTGGAATCCGCCGCGTCGGCGTCGGCGTCGGCGTGTACCACCACTGCGCCGCGGCCGGCGGCGAGAGGAGCAGGCAGAAAAGGAACAGGGGGCCCAGGGGCCCCCCGTTCACGCTCCGGCGGCCAGGAGGCCGTCCGGTCACTTCTCCTTGCCCTTGCCCTTCTCGCTCGACGACGAGCCGTCCGCTGACTCCCCCGGGTCCTTGACGGGCGGGGGCGGCGGGGGCGGCGGGACGTCCTCCGGCTTGTCGGCCTTGACGACGACGGCGCGGCCACGAGCCACGAGCTTCGCGAGGTCGAGCGGCGTCCTCGGGAGCTTCGTCGGCTGATCGCCCGGATTCCGCGGCGGGAGCGTGCCGCCGAAGACCTGCTCGGCCGATACGACGGTGTCCGCTGGGATGAGCTCGTAGTTGTGGTCGACCGGGACGAGGAGTCGGATGCTCTTGATCGCCATGTCGCGCGCGCTCCTTTGAGTGGGTTTGCGGGGCCGGGGGGAGGCCGTCTCCGACGTCCCCCCGCCGGCCGCGTTGGTGTCGTGGAGGGGTTAGGCGGTGACGTCCATCCAGAGGTAGCCGGCAGACGGCATCGACACGACGGGGTTGTAGGCGTCGAGATACTTGACGCCGAGCGAGCCCTCTCCGGAGGCGTCCTCGTCGAAGAAGTCGATGACCTTCGGATAGTCCACCGAGACGGCGCAGAGGCCGAACTTCGGAGAGACGACGTTGGCCGGGCCGGTGAAGGTCAGGCCGGCGTTGTCGCCCCAGCAGTCGGTGAAGCCGACGCCCGGGTTCATCGACAGCTTCACGATCGCGTCGCCCTGGTAGACGGCGAGCTTGAAGATGAGCGCCATCGTCTCGAGCGCGATCGGGGCCGCCGGAGCGTTCTTGTCCGCGCCGTACTGGATCAGCGCGCGGAGGATCGGGTGCAGTGAGAGGGCCTTGCCGGGCTTCGGGCCACACCAGAAGGCGCGGGGCCGCTTCCCGATCTGGCTCCTGATGTACTCGATCTTGTCCCAGATCGCGGTGAGCGGGTCGGAGCTGGCGTGCGTCCACTGCGTCGCGCCCGACAGCGTCGAGTAGCTGTTCGAGTCGGCGTAGTTGGTGTACGTCGTGAAGAGGAGCGCCTTCTGGTACTCCTTCCAGAGCTCGACCTTCGAGCGCGGGATCGAGAAGCGCTGCTCGACGATGTTCGCGCCGATGAACGCCGCGGCCCGGATCTCGCGCGGGTCGATCGTCGCCTTCCGGCCGTGAACCTTCAGCTCGACCTTCGTGAAGCCGCTAGCCTGGTCGGTGCCGCGGACCGAGCCGTTGACCGTCACGACGTCGTCGGACACGTAGAACGCGTCCTTGTCGAACTTCTGGTACGAGCCTTCCTCGTTCGCGCCGCACGGCACGTCGGGGAGCAGGTACTGCCCGATGAATTCGCTCTGCTCGAAGCCGATCTTCGCGTCCATGACGCCGACGGTGTCGGGCTGCCAGGACGAGAGGTCCCCGGCGAACGAGACCCTCTCGGCGTCGCCGGACGCCCGGCGGGCGAGCTCGGAGAGCGGGTTGTGCGGGTACTGGCTGATGAACGCGTCCAGCAGCTCCGCGGTGTCCTTCGTGACCGGCCTCAGCATGTGCTTTCTCCTTCTTCTTTTCTGCCTTCGAAGCGCGCGCTGGTCCCGGCCTCAGCCGTGGAGGAAGAAGACGAGTCGGATGTCGCCGTCCGCGCTCGCCGTCTCACGAGCGACGGCGACGGTGTTCGCCGTGCGGGCCGTGACGTCGGCTTCGCAGGCGAGCTTGCCGTTCGCGCCCCACTTCAGGTAGTCGCCCGGGTCCCACGCCTCGGACGCCTCCATCAGCTGCTCACCGTGGCACGGCTCGAGCGTGATCTCGGCGTCGGCGGCGTACGCCGACTCGTTCGAGGCGTTCCGGAACACGGCTCCCTGGATCGTCCCGACGGCGACCTTGCCGGCGCCGACGAGCGCGCCCTTGTTGTTGGCGTCGATCGCGATCCCGCGGAACCTGTAGCAGGTCGACGCGAGGACCACCTTCGGCCGGCAGACCATCATCTCGGCGTTGCCGTTCATCCCTGTTCTCCTTCTTCGATTCCCTTCGCTCTCATCTGGTGGCTGATTCTGGTCGTTCGTGGACGCGCGCGGCTACGCGACGCCGAGGACGTGCTTCTTGGCGAGCCGCTCGGGGATCTGGTGCGCCCTGGCGAACTGGAGGACGGCCGAGACCTCGCCGCACTGCGTCTCGAGGACGGCGCGAGCCTCGCGCATGACCTCGCGGCTGTCCGGCTTGCCGGTCAGCTCCTGAAAGCGGCTCATCCGCGGAGCGTCGCCCGCGGAGCGGATCTGGGTGCCGAGCTTCCCGACGCGGAACTTGACGGGGAGCGTCGAGAGGACGGTCTGAAGCGTGGCGAGGCCGCTCTTCTCGCCGATGTCGGCGAAGGTCTGGCGGAACGCGACCGCGTCCTGGCCGTCGCCGGACGGGAGCGCGCCGCGCTCGACGGCGGCGGTGATCGCCTCCTGCACCTTCGAGGCGCGGACCTCGCCGACGGCGCGGGCGTCGCGCGCGTCGAGGGCCTGCGTGACGATCCGCGCGACGTCCGTCTCGCTCAGGCCGACGGCGGCCGGGGCGGGAGCCGGGGACGGGGCCGGAGGAGGAGCGGGGGATGCGAGCTTCACCGCGACGGCGGCCTCGATCTCCTGGGGCGTGGCGCCCGGCTTCAGGCCGAGCTGGGCGAGCATGGCGGGGGTGAACACGTTGGCGTCCTCCTTCTGGGAATTCTGGGCCGGCTCCGGTTCCGCCGGGGCCGGCGTGCGCGCGCCGAGGTCGACGATCTCGCGCCGGCTGACGAAGGCGTCGAACCGGCGCTGAAGCTCGCTCATGGGGACGAGGGGCCCGAGGCCTGCCATCGCCGGGAGGCTGGTGAAGCTCCCCTCGACGGCGGCGACCGGGTGCATGAAATCGTTCTTGTCCCACCAGGCGTAGAAGCCGAGCGAGCGGTACATCCACGCGCCCTCGACGACGGCCTCCTGCCAGGCGAGCGGCGTGAGCTCCCCGACGACGTCGAGGTTCGGCGTGTCGTCCGGCATCGAGACCATGTGCCCGGCGCCGAGCGTCCCGCGCCCGCTCCAGCCGTGGTCGTAGAGGAGCGGCAGGAGGTCGGTCTCGGCCGCGAAGTTGGAGCGGACGAGCGCGAGGTCCCCCGGATCCATCCGGAACGTCCGCCAGTCGTTCATCTTCGGCTCGCCGGAGAGCAGGAACGTCATCCGGCAGCGCCGTTCCTGGCCCGCGAGCTGCTCGAGGCGCAGGAAGCGATCGACGACCGGGTCCGCCGGTAGAGCGCGGACGCGGGAGATCGACACCCAAGGCTCGAGCTTCACCGCGTAACCGGCGCGCTCGCACGCGAGGGCCTGGAGCGCCTTTCGATCCTGCATAGTCCTTTCTCCCCTACCGCCGAGGCCGGTCCATCGTGACGAAGCCGACGGGGCGCTTCGCGCGCGGCTCGTTCCCGGCGGACGCCGTCTCCGGAGCGGTTCGGCCGCAGCTCCGGCACTCTCCGTGAGCGCCGAGCGCGGCGCCGCAGCGGCACCGTTCGATCGTCTTCGCCGCGGCCCCCGGCGTCTCCGCCGGACTCTTCGTCTCGTCCGTCACCGGGTCACCTCCCGAGCTTTCCGAACACAGATGATAGCGGTCCGAGCTTGTCGCCGTCGAATCCCGGGTCGCCGGTGACGCCTGCCGCGAGGAGGTCGACGCCGCGCGCGACCTCGGTCGTCTCGCCGATCGAGACGCTGATCGCGACGCACCGGCAGCGGAAGTGGAGCTGCGGGAGGAGCTGGTACGAGGCAGGGTCGTCCTTCCGGAAAATCTTCCCGTCGAGGAGCGAGCAGACGTGTTCGGGGTCCTGGGCGACGGTCTCCGGGTTCGTGAAGAAGAGCCAGCCCTCGGTGACGGCCATCTGCGCCGGGCTGAACATCTCGGCGTGGCGGCCCGCGAGCATCGCGCGCGTCAGCTCCTGAACGAAGAGGAGGTCGAGCCGGTACGTCGGGATGCCGGCCGCGCTCCGGCCGAAGGCGCCGAGCGTCTTCTCCATCCGCGTCAGGAACGCCCTGACGTCCCCGCCCGCGAAGATCGTCTCCTCGAGGTCGCGGTGAACCGCGTCGAGGAGGTCCTGCTCGAACCGGAGCGCGGTCGACCAGGCGTAGAGCTTGTCAGCGTCGGCCAGAGCGTCGAAGAGCTCGAACGTGAGGACCTCGCGCTCGCGCCAGTACCGGAGGACGGCGTCGAGCGTCGTCGCGCGCCGGAGGCGCGGGACGGCCGCCTGCCGAGTAACTCCGGCGAGGGCGATCCGGTAGCCGTTGACGGCCCGATACGCCTCGTCGACGCTCTTCGCGCGCTCGAGGCCGGTGAGCCACGAGAACGGGCCGGCCTCGAGGACCTTCGCGGCGGCTGGCTCGAACTCGGCCACGAGCGCGTCGGTCTGCGCCGGAGCGCGGGACGGGTCGTCTCCTTCGCGGGCCGCGAGGATGCCGCCCATCGTCGCCTCGATCAGGCCGGCCGTCAGGTTGTCGGCGAACGCCTGGACCTGGGCCTCGACGTCGGCCGATGACGGCGGAAGCACCACCTCGAGCCCGACCGCCTTCGCCAAGAGGAGCGGCGCGATCGAGAGCTGCGGCGGCTGGGCCTGCGGGAGCGCGGGACGGCCGGAGGCGTCGAGCTGGAGCAGCGGAAGCAGCGTCACGAGCGCCTGCCGCAGCTTCGGCGGGTCGAGCATGGAGAGCGGGTCAACCTCGATCGCTGGCGCAGGCGCCGGATCCGGCTTCGGGGGCGCCAGGACGTCGGTCTCGTCGAGCGGCTCCGAGGCGCCGCTCTTCTCGTAGCCCCAGGTCTTCGAGACCGGGAGGCCGAGGTCGATCCACCCCTTCGCGGCCTGGGCCTGCGCGAGCGCCTCGGCCGGATCCGTGTAGTCGGGGACCCACTCCGGCGCGAGGTCGCCCCAGCCGGGCCCGAGGCCGTCCTCGAGCGCGGGGGCGAAGAGGAACCGCTGCGCGAGCGCCGAGATCGTCTCCCACGTCGCGACCGCGCTCTCCTTCTGGACGCGCTCGTGCGGCCCGGCGACCTGCTTCGTCGCCTCCCCGGAGCGCACCTGAGCCGTCTGCGTCGCGTAGAGGACGGCGAGGAGGATCCGGTGGTCCGTGACCTCGAGGAATTCCTTGTAAGGGCTGTTGCCGCCCTTCATGATCTCGGCCCAGGCGAGCTCGATCTTCGAGTCGGCGTCTCCGACCAGCCCGCCGCCGGAGCCGAGCTTCGCGAAGGCCGTCTTGAGGATGCCGCGACCCTCGACCGTCTTCGAGTAGCCGATCGGGATCGGGTTGCCGAACCGCTCGAGCGCCGAGAGGTAGTCGGCCCACAGCTTCTGCCGCGCGAACAGGTCCGCCAGGATCGTCCTGTACGTCCCGCGCCCGCCGTAGTCGAGCATGTCGGCGTCGCAGTAGACGGGGATCAGGGCGCCCGGCTCGAGGTCCGTCACCGGTATCGCCTGGTCGGCCGCCTGGTACGGGTCCGAGGCGAAGCGCATGACGCCGTCCGGCCCGTAGCGGACGCGCGTCATCGGCACCTTCTCGAAGGCCGTCCACGTGCGGGCGCGCTTCTTCTTCGGCTCCGGCTCGCTCCACGTCGGCTGAAGGAAGCCGCCGCCCTCGAAAAGGCACTCCTGTACGCCCTCGACGAATTGGCGCATGAGGTGGCGCCCGGCCCGCCCGCGGATCTCCTCGATGTAGTCGGCGGCCTTCCGCGCCTTCGCGGATCGGTCGACCGGACGGATCCTCGAGGCCGCGCCCGCGAGCTTGTTCATCCGCTGGCGCCGCGCGCTCTTGAGCGTCGGGTCGGCGTTCTTCAGGACCTCGTAGACGAGGCCGAGCTCGCGCATGTTCCGGAGGCGGGCGCGGTCGAGCGCGGTGTTGATGACGGGGATCGAGATCGTGCTCGGCTTATACGTCGACGGCCGGTCTCCCTCGACGCGGACGAAGACGGGGTCTGGCCCGGCGGAGGCGCCGGCCGACTCGGCCCGGAACCCAAGGCCCCCGAGACCGAGCGTGATCGGTTCGCGGCGAAAGGCGATCAGGGACCCGAGGAAGCTCACGACCCGGAATGATACGCCGGGGACGGGCTATGCCTTCTTCACCCGGTCCTTGATGAGCTCCCTGACGCCAGCGCTTTTCGGGGCGGTGTGCTGGACCAGCTCGAGGCCGAACTCGTTCACGCCCTCCTCAACCTCGATCCCGGGCTTCCGCTTCAGTGGCGTGTCGAAGTACCGCCATGATCCCTTGATGACGTGCTGCGGGCGCCGAAAGCGCCGCTTCGTCTCGACTACACCGGGCCAGACCCGCTCGAGCGAGCGCGCCATCCGCAGGCGCCCGTCGCCCTTGTAGAGCTCAGCCGTGTTGCCGCCCTTCATCGTCATCGTAGTCATCTTCCAGATCAGGAAGGCGTTGAAGAGGATAGTGCACAGTCCCCCCGCGAGGACCTGAAGGCACAGGTCGGTGTCCTCGTTGTAGCGTCCCCGCCAGCGATACGGGAGGTCGCACCGGATCAGCAGGCATGAGTAGACGTGGACGTTCAGGTAGAACGGGGGCGACTTCTCCTTGTTGGGCGCGAACATGTAGTAGTTGAGCCCGGCGATCCCCACGTTCTCGTAGCGATCCACGAAGCGCTCGCAGATAGCCAGGGCGGGCGCGGCCGCGCATCGGATCTTGCGTGCCTTCCAGCGACGCCAGACGCCGAGGATGTTGTCGTCGAGAATCCAGTGACGCTCGGCGCCTGCCCCCTTCGCGTGTTCCCATACGAAATTTCGGGCCGGTATCGAGCCGAGCCCGAGGTTCGAGAACGGCGTGACGAGGATCTCCTCCTCACGCGCCCCGTGCTGGAGATACAGCTCTCGCTCCTGCGGCTCGACGACGAGCCTGAAGGTCACGCCCTGGCGCCGGAGCATGTCGGCCGTGTGGCAGCAGTCGCTCCGCCCCTTTGAGATCACGTAGATCGGATACCGCGGCGTCAGGGATCCGGAGGAGGTGATCCGGTCAGCCTGGCGTGTCACGACTCCTCCGCCTCAGCGTCTTCTTCACCGGAAGCCGGCGGCTCGAACGTCAGCCCGGCGACATCTTCGCGCTCGGAGAACGGCCATCGCGTCGACCAGACGAGGCCTGTCCCGTCGGCTCGGTTTCGGGCCCAGCCCTTGTCAACGCGAATGTCCTTCTCTTTCACAAACCGCTCACGATCCTCGAGCGTCAGGAATGAGATGATGAGCTTGATCTGCTTGTCACCCGGGTCGTACTCGGGCATCCCGACCCACTCTTTGGCGGCGTCGGCGCCTTCGATCTCGGACGCAGGCCGCGTGACCATCACGAGCGCGGCGAGCATCTGGTCGTCGAAGCCGGTCCCGAAGAGCCCAACCGGGTCCGTGTTCTTGATCTCGCGAAGAAGCTCGGTCAGCGCGCGATCATCGGTCTCACCGAACTTGCCGATCTCGTTGTCGGTGGCGAGGAGCTTCAATGCGCGTGGTGAGAGTGGATCGAGTGGAAGTCGGATGACGGGCGCCTCAGTCAGGCCAATCGACTTGGCGGCGGCAATGATGCCGTGGCCCGCCAGGACGGTGTAGTCACTCGCCGTGACGACGCTCCGATACCAGCCATGCTCCTTCAGGCTCTGCGCGAGATGTTGAACCTGATCGGCCGGGTGGCCCTTGTAGTTTCGCGGGTGAGGCTTGAGCCGCTCGATCGGGACGGTCTCCGACGATCGGATCTCGACGTCAGAGACGCCAACAGCTTCAACCTCGGTTGTGGCGGGTGGCTTGGGTGACTTCTTCTTCACTCGTGCTCCTCTTCTACAGCGCAGCGCCAGAACGATACCGTTCGACCTCGGCGTGGCCGAACTCCTCCTGAGCCTCGACCTCGAGGTGATACGACTGGAGGACGGCATCGGCGCGGTTCGTCGAACCACCCTCGTCCTCACGATCCTCAGCGCCAGAGAGGCGCTTTCCGATCTCACTCTTCCCCTCGACGAGGACGCGCGCTCCGGGCCGATCAAGGTATTCGGGCTCGGTCAGCTCACGCGTAAGCGTGTCGTCGTCGGGGAGGATCGTCTCGCACGCCGGGTCGTGGAGCAGCTCTCGGAACTTCCACCACATCTCGGTCCGAGCGTTGGCGAAGCGGATCTCGCCCGTCTTGTCCGTTCCCGTAGCCGCAGCTGAGGCGACGAACGGGATGCACTTGACGCCGAGCGCCTTCAGCCAGGAGACGATCCCGCCGGCCCCGATGGCATCCACCACGGCGACGCCTCCGTTCGCGTTCACGATCGCCTGGACACGTCCGACGAGCTGCGCCTCCGGGTCCTCGTCCGGAGGGAGGATCTCGATCGGGAGGATCACGTGCTTGTGCCGGCGGGCGAGCGCCGCAGGGTCACGCCCTGGTCCGCCCTTGCCGACATCCACGCCGAGCGCGGTCATGCTCGGGACGCGACGACGGACCTCCTCGAGCTTCCAGCGATCGACGTACGGTAACTCATTCGGCTGGTCCTTGGCTGTCTCGGGAGAGATGGAGTCGAGGAACTCGTAGCCTCGCTCGATCGCACGCTCGACGTCCTCGAGAGGGATCACCTTTCGGCGACCGGCCGATGTGGCGAAGAGGCCCTCGACGCGGTTGAGATAGATCGAGCTCTTGGTCCCCCATTGGCGAGCGCGGGCTTTCGCCCACGACTCCGAGATCTGCCCCGCCGCGATCGCCTCCTCCTTCGTGACGTGCCTGACCTTCCAGTCCTCGAATCCCTCCTTCTTCGAGCAGATGTCGAAGAAGCGCCCCTCGGGATCTCCCGGCGTCGAGACGGCCAGCGCGTACGCCTGACGGCCTCCGACTCCGGCCTGCGCGAGAGCGCCCTCGGCAGCGTCAAAGACGCGCGCCTTGATGTGCTTGGATTCGTCGAAGTAGAAGGCCGTCTCGGTGGCGTGTGCGCCCTCAATCATTCCCTCGTGCTCGGTCGCGGCGCCGAAGGCCCGACCGTAGTACCCCTTGAGCTCGAGGTCGAGCGCCTGCTCGCCGCGGACCCACGGGTCGATCCCGACGAGGTTCCAGCGCACGCGGCGGAGGAGGCGGTGAACCTCCGGCCAGAGGTAATGCCGGAGCTGACGATTCGCCGAGGCCGTAGAGACCAGCTTCCAGTCCACGCAACCGGCCTCGCGCGTGAGGCTGAACTGCAAGATGCAGCCGGCCGTGAGGAAGGTCTTCCCGAGCGCGTGCGGGCCGTGGAGCGCGAGCCTGTGAGACTCGGTGAGGATCCGCCCGGCGTCCGCCTGGTGTGGGTGGAGCGGGGCCGCGAGGACGTCGCGGAAGAAGCCGGGGATGTCGCTCCAGTACCGCTGAGCGAACCGTTTCCCCCGGCCGCCGGCCCGGTTCCCGAGGTCCGCGAGGAAGTCGTCGACGAAAGACACGGCGCGGCTCCCCTACTGAACCCGGACCGAGGTCGCCTCCAGCAGGTTAGGGTCGTCCCCCGGCCGCTTCGAAGGGTCCGACTCTCCGAACTCGGCGGCGATCGCCTCGAGCGCGCCCGGGACCTTCGCCAGGCACCGGAAGAGGCGCCCCTTGATCTCCTCCCACTCCGGCGACTCGTAGACGTCCGCGTCGGCGTCGGGCCCGCCCCAGCGCTCTCGCCGCGCGTGCGTGAGCCACCAGGCGAGCGCGCGCCAGTCCTGCCGGCGCGCGACGCGGCTGACGACGGCGCCCTCGGCGTTCTTCGTCTCCGTCACGCTCCCCATCCCGACGGCGCGGATCTCGGCGACGGCCTGAACCTCGGCCAGCGCCAGCGCGTCCGTCACGCGGCGCGCGAGGTCACGGTACAGCGGGTCCGCCCGCTTCTGGCTGCCCTGGATCAGCCAGCGCCGGACCGTCTTCGGATCCACGCCGGCATACGCAGCGGCAGTCTCGAGGTAGTTGCCGCCGAGGATCGCGTTGACGATCCTCCGGGTGATCTCCTCGGTGAGCTTCTGAGGCCGACGCGTCGCCATACCCGATCAGGGTAGCGCGGCACCGCACGACGGGCACAGATTCGGCTCCGGGTCGCCGCCCTCCCGCGGAGGACGGGCCAGCGGCGGGAGCTCACGTGCATCTTCTCGGAGCGTCTCG